TTAAAGTTTCATTTCTTCCCCATACTTTTCAAGAAAGATATTGACGGCGCTCTTAACAAATTGGTTGATGTTTTCAAGAGACTTAGCACAGGAATTTTTTACAGAAACCCAACCCATAGCATCGTTTTTGGAAGGTTTAAGTGAATCAGGGGATACCATCGCCGTAAGTCTCTCTAACTCATCCATCACAGAACAAATAGCCTTACGATATACAATTGCATCTTGCTGGTTCAGCTTTCCTGTGTTTAATGTTCCCGCTAAATAGCAGAAGGATTGTACCATGCTCACTAAGGATTCACCAGTTGAATTCCGGAGTTCCTTTTCAAAAGTAGATCTTAGTACATTGTACTTTGAAAGGGCACCCTCATCGGTTGTTATGTCCCAAGTAGGTAAGGGAGTACCTACACCGTCAATTAACCATTCTTCACTAATTGAAAATTTAGCACACAAAAGCTTGAGTAAACTCATAGAGGGGTTATCTCTTCCGTTTTCAATACCGGAAATATGGGTTTGTGAAATTCCCAATTCAGACGCAAATTGTTGCTGATTAAAACCCAAATCTTTACGAATGGTTTTAAACCGTTCGTTAACTGTTGACATAATATCCCTCCTTAGCGGAATCCGATAAAAACGAGTTGACAATATCAGAAACTAATATTATAATGAAACCAGATAACTAATTATATCGGGAACTGTTAAAAAAATCAATAGGAGGTGACAAAATGTCCAGGACTACCAATCTTAACAACAAGCCGCCTCTGGGTACACTGATTGGTAAGAGACTGAAGGAAATTGGCAAACAACAGAAATGGCTCGCACAGGAAGCGAGGCTATCAAAAACTTATCTTTGTGCCGTCATCAACGGTCGTGCTATCCCGACATTGGCTGCTCTCAAACAGATTGCAAAGCCGCTTGGCCTTGACCCTTTTGATCTGGTCTCGGCCTTATTGGGCAAGGAATCTTAGGGATTTCGATTTGGTCAATGAAAATTTTCCTGTTTGCATAGCATAAGTTTAGTTTGACAGGAGGTGAGTCCCTTTGACATGGCTATCCGTCAGAGAAGCGGCACAAGCCCTTCATGTGACCGAACGGGCAGTTCAACTTGGCGCACAACAAAATAAATATGAAACCCGCCATGTCAATGGCAAGGGGCGGGGCGGCAAGCAACTGCGCATCGCCCTAGAATCACTTCCAGAGAGTGCACAGGCCCGGTATCGCGGGGAAGTACCTCCTCCCGAGGATATCCTGCAATTCACAGGCAAACAGCGGGACGAGGCCAATTCCAAGGCTTGGGTTGTGGAGCAGTACCATCAAATGGGCCTGTCACCGGATGATTTTGTATCCTGGTTCAATTCAAATAATCCTATCGAGGACGCTATCACCAAAAGCAAGCTGTTCCGCTGGCAGCACAAATACCAGGGAAAAGATGTGACGGAGCTGATTGACCGACGCGGAGGGTACAACCGGGGAAAAGACACAATTCCTGATGATGCATGGGAATTGTTCTACTCACTCTATATGACCCAGCAAAAGCGGTCTGTCCGCCTTTGCCACCACATTACCAGCATGGAATATCCCGATATTCCGTCTTATAAAGCCTTTGAACGAAAGGTCCAGACGATTCCCTACTATGCCATTCTCTGTTACCGTGAGGGACCGAAAGCTTTCAATGACGCCCTTCCCTACATGGAGCGCAGCAAGCTGGATATCGCCTCTAATGATATCTGGTTCTCAGACCATCATCTGGTAGACATTTTCGTAAAGAGCGCAGACGGGACAAAGGTTATCCGCCCGTGGCTGACAGTCTTCTTTGATGCCCGCTCTAACCGGGTTATGTCCTTTCTTGTCAGAAATGCAGACCCCAACGCAACGGCTGTAAAGAAATGCTTCCGCCTGGGTGTCGAGCAAAACGGCGTACCCAATGAGGTGTACTTCGACAACGGCAAAGACTACCGCTCCAGCAGTTTCAGCAAGGATTATCCTATGTCGCTGGTGAATCAGTTGGGGATAGGAACGATATATGCAACTCCCTATCACGGTGCTGCTAAGACCGTGGAGCGGTTCTTCGGCACATTCACCAACCGCTTTAGCCGCCGCTTCAAGACCTACACGGGCTGCAACGCCAAAATCAGGCCGGAAGAAATGCAAATCCCAAACGAGAAGATTTTGCCCCTTGCCCCCACGCTGGATGAATTCATAAGGCTGCTGTCCGACTATATAGCAGAGTATAATCGAACCCCAAACAGCGGCACGGACATGGAAGGCAAATGCCCCGACCAGGTTTATTCCGAAAATCTGGCCGTAAAGCGGGTTATCAGCGACCATGATGCCCTTCGTCTTCTGTGCGGCAATACCGAGGAGCGGGTGGTCAACAAAAGCGGTGTCTCCATCAAAAACAACCACTATTATCATGATGCACTTCTCTCTCACATGGGTGAGCGCGTCATGGTAGTCTATGACCCGGACAACATCGACAAAATGGCCGTCTTTGATATGAAGGGCCGCGCGATCTGCTTGGCGGAAGCTAAAATCCGCACCCCGTTCCGGCATACCAGCGAGGAAGACTATATCCGGGCCGCAAAGGAGAAGAAAGCTGCCCGAGCCATCGTCGCCAAGTACAAGCCAACCCGAGAAATGGATATTCACGAAATCGTGGCCCGCAACCAGCTCATGGAGAAAGCCTTCACCGAATCCGGCGATCCGGATATCGTGGAGCATATAGCGCCCCAGGCGGCGGAAAACTCCGCTATCCTAAACCGAACCCAAACCACTCGGCGCATTCGAGAGGAGGAGAGTGTAAGCGCCACGCTGTTAGGCTTCTACCAAAAGCAAGCATAGGAGGAAATGTAATGTTTTCTGAAACTAGAGCCGCCCTTGTCGATTTTATGGAGCGGAGCGGCAAATCGCAGCGGCAGATATCCCGCGAAACAGGGCTTTCCCAGTCTGTTATCTCGCAGTTCCTGAATGGCTGTTATGCGGGGGACAACGAGGAAGTCGCCAAGTCCATCAATCAGTATCTAACCATCGGTAAAGAGCGTTTAAACACTGTTTCAAAGACGCCTTTTTACCCCGAGCTCTACAACACGCGAGAGGTTCTTTTTACATGTCTCTATGCGCACCAGCACAATGACATCACCTTAGTGAGCGGTGATGCAGGAGCGGGGAAAACGACGGCCCTTCGCTACTATGCTGAAACGAATACCGGGGTTATCTTCATCACGGCTAATGCCTGTACCACATCGGCCACCGCTGTACTGAGCCTGATTTGCCAGCAGGTGGGGCGTCAGGTTCCGGGCAGGAAAGCGGCGCTCATGAACACGCTGGTGGAGCAGCTAGTCGGGACAAACCGCTTGATTATCATCGACGAGGCCGATCACCTGTCGCTGGACGCGCTCCAGGCCGTGCGCAATCTCAATGATCTGGCCGGGGTAGGTATCGTCCTATCCGGCAATGATAAAATTTACCGTCAAATGAAAGCCGGACGCCGGAGCTATGAGTTTGACCAACTCCGCACCCGGATCGTTATCCGCAAAAAGATATACAACGATTACAAAATTGAGGAAATGGAAGCTATGTTTCCAGGTCTCAGTGAAAGCTGTATCGGCTATCTGTTGAAACTGGCCCAGGGCGAAAGCTTACGCACCGCCAAGAAACTGTATAATGTGGCAGCGGAATTTGCCGCTGCCCAGGGGAGCACACTCACCGTGAGGCACCTTCGTGATACCCATCGGCAGCTTTTGGGGGAGGTCTGCGCATGAACGCCTACATAACAGCAGACAGAATAAATGAGAAAAGGACGGCTGCTACCGCAAATAACAGCCGCCCAAGTGCTGGGGAAACTTCTGTCAAGAAGTCCTATATAGTATATCATTCGTTTCGTTGTTTTTCAAGATAGGACAAGTCCCCAAATTTGAAAGGAGCGTTTTTTTGTGGCAGAGTTTAACTTTGACAGCCTGGATATCAGCAGAGTGAACAATGAGACCATCGCGGAACTGGGTGAGATTTTATGGCAGTATACTTCGGTTCATTGCCAAGAGGATATAGATATTGCTGAAAAATACCGTGATAGCGTTGATGCTTTAGTGGACAGCCTCAACCCCAAACAGAAGAAATGGTTCGAAGCATACCAGGAAATGGTCTCTGATGCATTGGTTTTGGCGGAGCGGCGGCGGTTCGTTTGCGGTTTCAAAACGGCTATGCGGCTGGCCTTGGAAAGCATGAAGTGAGGAGGAAACACAAAATGTTGAGCAAAAGGGTTTTGGACGCTTTACGGGAGCAGTTCCACGAGGAATTCGGCGAGCTGAGCGAGAGGGACAGCTACATAAAGCGCATGAAGGCCGATGCCTTTGCGCTGATCGGCAGCATGACACCCAACGACAGGCGGTTGCGGTGTGAGGTGGATGACGCCATCAACGGCATTGTCTCAGCTTCGTCCCTGCTGGGCTTTTATATCGGGGTTCAGACTGGGGCTGATATGGAGCGGCATATCTCTGATTCCAAGCTGCCGGAGCAGATTTTGAATGCGTTCCAGGAGCTTAATGAATAATTTTGTTTCTACCCCCGTTATCGCGCGTGATAACGGGGGTAGAAGTGTCTGGGCGTATATGCCCTTCAAATAGCGAATTAAACGGGTAGTGGATATTGCTGCTCACTGTCATATCTAAATTTTGCTTAGAAGCAATTCCAAGAAACGTTTCAACAAGACTTTTCGTAGAAATGGCGTTACTATTAAAAGGCAATTTGTTGGATGAAAGGCGGTGCATAGTATGCTGGAGCCATGGACAAATGAGCTTACATCTTCCATGCTGCCTGATGGGATATGTAAGAGAATCGCTGAGGAAATCGGAGCGGACAATCTTCTAAAATTGGCTGTGCTGGTTGGTGGCTCAACCTTTTATATGCCCCAAGCTGAAAGCATTCTGCGCCCGCTCAGAAATCAGAAAATCAAAGAGGCATATAACGGTTACAACATCCCTGAGCTTGCAGAAAGATATGGCGTTACCCAGCGGCTTGTTCAGGAAATTGTACGGCAGAAACCATCTTACCCCACATCTGACTAAACAGGAGGTCAAACCAAATGATTATCAACAGCGGCACAATTCGGGAGGCGTTCCAGAGCTTCAACACCGTGTTCAACAAAGCGTTCCATGAAATGGAGGCGCAGTACCCCCGCGTGGCTATGGAGGTTCCCAGCGAGACGCGGGACGAAAACTACGCATGGCTGGGAGCTGTCCCCTCCATGCGGGAGTGGATTGGTGACAGGGAAATCAAAAACCTGGCCGCCTACGGCTACACCATCCGCAATAAGGACTTTGAAGCGACTGTGACTGTTCCCCGGAACGATCTGGAGGATGACTGCATCGGCGTCTACAAGCCTGTGTTCCAGGATTTGGCCTACAGTGCCCGGAAGCACCCGGACAAGCTGGTGTTCGGCCTGTTCCCCCGTTCTTTTACGGAGAAGTGTTTCGATGGCAAGCCCTTCATCAGCGATGACCATACCCCTGCCTTTGCTGGACATAAGGCCAAGGCGCAAAGTAACAAAGGAACTTACAAACTTGTACCGGAAAGCTACGGGGCAGCTCGTACTCAAATGATGTGTCTGGTGAACGACCAGGGTGAAGTGATGAATATCGTCCCTGATCTGCTGGTAGTTGCCCCTCAGAAGGAGGCTATCGCCCGGACTATCCTTATGGCGAATGAAATTCACCAGGAGGTCAACATCTACAAAGGCACCGCTGAGCTGCTGGTAGTACCGGAGCTGGCCGCTAACCCGGAGCAGTGGTTCCTGCTGTGTACCAAGCGGCCCGTCAAGCCCTTTATCTTCCAGCTCCGCCGCAGGCCGCAGCTTGTCGCTAAGGACAGCCCCAGCGATGACAATGTTTTCTTTAGTAAAGAATTCATCTACGGTGTGGATGCCCGCTACAATGCCGGGTATGGCCTGTGGCAACTTGCCTTTGGTTCCACCGGCGAAGCAGATATGCCTACTGGGGAATAAGGAGGAGCCATGGACATCAAGTATATTTTTCTGAGCAACTCCCTGCCTTTTGAAGAAAGCGGCTATAGCCCCCAGATGTCCCGCAAGCTGGTAAAACTACTCCCTTTGGGACTGGTTCACAGTACAAAAGGGGATTTTCTGGTGGATCATGAATCCTTTCGATCTATCCGCAATAGATTCATGGAGCGTCAGCTTCAAATCCCTATTGATTATGAACACCAGACTTTACAGGATGTGCAGGCCCCAGCAGCAGGTTGGATCAAGAATATCGTGCTGAGAAACGATGGTATCTATGGTGATGTGGACTGGACAGATCGGGCAGCAGATTACCTGAAAAATCGTGAGTACCGATATCTGTCACCCGTTATTCAGATTCAGAGAAATACGCGACGGGCGGTTGAGCTCCACTCTGCGGCCCTCACCAACACCCCCGCCATTGATGCCATGTCGCCCATTGCCTGTACTGATAAGCCTAACGAAGGCGAGGGCAGCGCAGAACAGGAGAACATAGAGGACGGCAGCAAGGGCACTTTGGCGGAGCTGGCAGCACTTTTGCAGCTTGACCCGTCCGCCACCATAGAGGATGTCTATCAGGCCGTCGCTGCTTTGCTGGAAGGGCAGGAAGCTCTAAAGCTCAAAGCAGACGCTTATCAATTTGAGATTGCCCGAACAAAAGCGGACGGTGTTGTACTGGAAGCGATGAAGGCCGGGAAGATACTTCCCTTCCAGCGCGACTGGGCGTTCCAGTCTGCAATGGATGACATGGACAGTTTCAACCTTTGGCTCAAGACCGCGCCACAAGTTGTACCTATGGGTGAGGTTTGCCCCGAGAATCTTTCCCAGACACAACGCCATCGTTCCAGGGCTCACGAGCTGATGGGGCTGTCTACTGAGGATATCACAAAATACGGGAATGTCTAATAGGAGGTTTTGACCATGGATTTTGAGAAAGTCGGCGGTCACAATGCCGCCGTCCGAGGATACATCCTCCGTATGCTGGTGAAGGGCTACCATAACACTCTGGCCGTCCGCCGCGTCTCCAACTGCCTTGTCCGGGACGGGCTGGTTTCTGACCCGGATATTTGGGAGCACTTGAAATACCTCTATGATATGGGCTTCATCGAGTTCACCAACAGGAAGATCACACCCGACACAGCCTATGAGCAGGACGGTGTGGCACGGTTAACCACGAAGGGCGTTCGTTTTATTGAGAACGGCGGCGACCCGGAATCGGGGATTGATTTGTGATGGGTAAGCCCAGAAAGCCGCGCTCAGACGCAAAGATGTATCAGCTCCCCAAGGCTGTCCTTGATGAAGTCAACGAGCGCATTATGATTTATAATATGAGCTATTCAGATATCATTGCATGGCTTGCAGGGCAAGGCTACAAAATCAGCCGATCATCGCTGTCCCGCTACGCTTTCAAGGTGGTCGAATCAGCACAGCGCATTGCGGATGACTTGGAGAAAACCAAGCATATCATTGATGTTATCGGCAGAAACCCCGACCTGGATACCACCCAGGCCACCAGCGCCATCCTCAAAAGCGGACTATTGCAGAAGATTTCCTCCGCTGAGGAAGAATTCAACGATATGCCGATAGAAAAAGCGGGGCGTTTGTTCGTCCAACTTATTAAAGCCGATGCTGATCGTAAAAGGACAGACTACATCACCAAACGGAAAGCGGAGCTTGCCCTTGACCAGATGGAGGCAGACTTACTGGCCCAGATCAGGCAATATCCGGATTTGACCTCACAGCTAAAGGATGTACTCAATCAAGCCCGTACCCGGATAATCGGCTCGGAACTCGAATAG